TTATATCATTAGTTAAATCAATAGCATTATTAGTTTTAGTAGTTTTAATAGTAGTGATACTATTATTAGTAGTATTAGTATTATTAGTAGTGATAGTATTATTAGTAGTATTAGTATTATTAGTAGTATTATTAGTAATAGTATTATTAGCAGTATTAGTATTATTAGTAGTAGTATTAGTATTATTAGTAGTAATATTATTAGTAGTAGTATTGCAATAGATAATCTCGATTTCTCTAATTCTAAGGTATGCTGAGCCATCTCCATAATACTCGATAGTTTCCTTGGTAATAGTTATATAAATCGGTTGTTTAGTTTCAATATTAGTTGTTGTGGCTGATACAACCGCCACAAAGGCGATAATAAAAGTCATAAAAGTATTGGTATATGTCATTGGGTTGGCTGTTCGTTAATATATATATACGCGTTGTCCTTATATCATTTTATGGACTTAAGGACATAGACCATTCCTGATGCTTTTTAGTTTTTTCGTGTGTTGATTTATTTACTTTTGTATAACAACCACCACAATCACAATTAAATTTTTCTTTAATTTTATCTTGATTATTCTTACAATATTCTTTTTTATATTCTTTAATTTTATCTTGATTATTCTTACGATATTCTTTATCTTTTTCTTTAATTTTATCTTGATTATTCTCATAATATTCTTTAGCTTTTTCTTTAATTTTATCTTGATTATTCTTACGATATTCTTTTTTATATTCTTTAATTTTATCTTGATTATTCTTACGATATTCTTTAATTTTATCTTTAATTTTATCCTTATTATCTTCATAATATTCTTTATTAGTTCTTGACGGAACTTGACTATTCAAAGTTGCTTTATATTCTTCATATAATTCTCGTTCTCGTTTCTCTGCCTCTAATTTAGAATTACAATTATATTCTTCAATCATCACCATAGACCAGTTGTCCCAACCACCATTATTTCGAATGAATTGATATACATTTAGGTTATATTTTTTATCTTTTTCATTATTACACTTTGTTTTATGTTGATTTTTTCTTTTAATAAAATTAGTGGTATGTCCTATGTATATATCAGTTATGGTAATATCATTACAACATAATTTATACATTATAGTTTTTGAATAGTCCATTGCCATTTTAGGCATTTTATAAGATTATATATTATCGTTAGTATAGCTTTATATCTAATTTTATAAAATACTTAAGAACGAATTATATATATATATTAAATGGATTTTAACGATAAACCAAAGTTTGATAGAAAAGAATATAATAGACTTTATCGTGAAAAGAATAGAGAAAAAATAAATAATCAAATTAAAGAAAGAAATCATAATCGCTATCATAATGATGAGGAATATAGAAAACAATGTATTGAACTTGCTAAGATTTCTGTTAAAAAACAAAGAGAAAAAAAAAAGTTATTATGAATATTCTTTTAATAATGTTATATCAAATATATAACATTCTTCACTACCTTTACATATTCTTTTTTGTTTCGTGCTATATTTTATAGCATCTTGATATTTTTCAGTATTCATAATTATCTGGCACACTTTTTGTTTAAACGCAAAATGAAACTTCTTAGAAGTCATATTTTCAATCTTCTTATTTTCTCCATTTTGTTCTAAAAATCCTTCAAATTCATTCCAAACAGTTTTATAAGTAAGTTTAATAGGTTTATCAATTAAATCAATATCGTTATAATATTTATCAATAAAATAATAAAAGAAATCCCAAGTAATATCACGATTATATTCTTGTAAATCTTGATATAAATCATCTGTTGTTGGTCTATATTTTTGAAATAATCTTTGAGGAACATAATCTTCTATTGGAAATGTTTTTAAATAATGATAAATAGATATTATAGCTTCTTCATTATTTAGAATATTTTCAATAAAATCTACAAAATATTGTTTATCATTATGTTTTTTATTATTACAACTAATTACACAAAATCTACGGTCATTATCACCTACATTTGCTGAATTAATATTATTAGTGCTACAAATATAATTTGCATAATTAATACCATTAAATGCCTTTAATCCTTTAGGTTCAAAATCTCTTTTAGCATCTGTAATTCGTTGTTTAAATATTTCACTATTTGCATAGGTGTCTTTACCTTTGATTTCATTTAATACTATAAATAGTTTTTCATATTCTGCCATAGAATGTTTGCCAAATAATTGATTAGATACATCTGTAATATAATAGGTATATTTACTATCTACTAATTTTTCAATTAATTCACATAAAATAGATTTTCCAACACCTTCTAGCATTGAATATAAAATTATACAAACTTGACTTCTAAATGCTGGATATTGAATGATATTAGCAATCCAAGATAATAGGTAATTACAATAATTATCTTTTTTTCCTACAAGATTATAAACATAGTCTTTAAATTGATTGATATATTTATCATCTTCTATAGGTATATAATTATCATTATCAAATCCTAACCAAGTATTAAACTCATTATCATTATGAACTAGTGGTGGTGGTGTAAATACTAAACTATCATATTTACGAATATTAACATCTTTTACCCAAATATGAGGAAATGGTAATTCTTCTAATCTTTCATTTTTAGTTCCTTCATTTTTTAGAATTGTTGCTGGTATATGTTCGTAAGATTGACATAATTGTTCTTTACTTTGTAATTCATATCTATTTTTTAATTTACTAATATAAATAGGTGGATGAATAATTTTTAAATGTGTTTTTTCAAAGTCTTCTTTTAGTTCTGGATAATTCGGCTTTAATTGTTTTTTCTCTGGTAATTTTTCTAAATTAAATATATTATTTAATGGTTTTTCTGTAAATTTAATGTCATATCCTGTCTTATTATAGATATATACACTCATTTCATTTAATATATTTTGCGTTAGTCCTATATCGTTTTTACGCACCATTAAACCATCAAATACAAGAACATCTACTGAATAGTTTTTATTAGTTAAGAATTCAACAGCTTTTAATAATAACTTATTTTCAATTTCACATAAAATGATATTAGTAATTGAGCCATTAATATTGTATTCTTTTCTTCTTCTAATGGCTTTTTCTATTAATGGATTTAGGGCATTAATTTGAGTATGAATTAATTTAACTTCTTTTTTAAAATTATTTAAAAAAGGATTATCAATATATCTATTGCCACCATTCATTAATAATAAAAATAAGTCCTTAATATCACTTCTATTTAAAGAAGGATTATTATTGCTAATGTCTTGTATTATGTGGTCTCTATTATTAACATAATATTCTAAATTAGGACAATCTATATCATTCTTTTTACAGTATTGAGCTAATATAACTGGATGTGCATTTATCATATCTATATCATAATAATTTTCATAGGCTAATGCTCCTCTTATTTCACGAGGCAAATTTTGTAATGATGCTGTTTTAGCAAATAGTCTTCCTTTATCTTTTAAATTTTTTGACTGGTCGTATTTGACATAATTAATACCATTAGTTTTTATCATCTTTTTTAACGATAATAGATAATCGTAATTTGATTTCTTTTCTATTAATTTTTGTTGTCTTTCCTCTGGTAATTGCTGTATTAAGACATCCCAATTATTGACTATTTTTAATGCTATATCATTATTAAATTTTTCAGTAAATACTAAATTATTGATGTTTGTTAGTTCCATTATATATATATATAATATATTCTTTAAATTGTTTTATAAAATACCGGGTAAGTCTAATAACCGAAGTTTTCAACCTCTTTTAAATTAGCTCCCCCTTTTAAAATTGTTTTGTTGAGTTGTTGCAAAAAAAAATTATTGTGTCATAGAATTTTGACTTTTTAGTCAAAAAAGGGACTTGTCCGGCACGGTGCCCGGTTGCTATTAATAACCTATTATAATGATATACATAGACTTATTATTATACTGTATACCGTAATGGTAAGTATATATTTAAATTGATATATATAATAAATAATAAGTATTGTCATTGCTCCAAGCTAATATTAGAATATTAAAAATGGGGAGCGATTTTAAAAGAGGTTGAAAATTTCGGTTTTTAGACTTACCCGGTATTTTAAAAAACAAATATAAGAAATAAATAAATATGTAAAGTAAATGTCTTATCAAAGTTTCATATATGAGTATCAAAACCCTAATATAAAAAAAAGATATGACAAACAACAAGAACACAACAATAAATATGCCAAATATCATTTTAGAAACACATTTGAAATTTATAATTATGCAGATGAACTATGGGAAGTATATAATCCTACGCTCATAAATTATACATATAGTTCTATCAATGACTATGATATTAAAAATAACTGTTATTATATCTTAAAATATAAAACAGTTCCTAAGATAAAATCATTACCTAAATTAATAGAACTAAAATCATTTTTATTAAAAACAATAATAGATGAAAAAAAAACAGAATATATAGAATATAAAGACCGTTATGAAGAAGATTATAATTTAAAATTAGGAACAATAATAATGAACTATTTAAAAAATGGTAATTATTATGAAACTACTATCAATGACTATATAAAAGATAATCAAATAAAAATAAGACCTATTAAAAATACAACTGGTTATACTTTTGGTTATAATCCAAGTATGATAAAGAATAACTATTGGGTTCAAAAAGATAGTATTGAAGTTATAGAAGATATAAACAATACTAACGATATAATAATAATAGATGCCGAATGCTAAACAGTATGCAAGACTAAAAGAAAAAATGATGAATAATCAAGAATTATTAGTTAAAGAAAAAGAAAGAGTTAATAATGCTGTTAAAAGTAAATATAAAAATGACTTAGAATATAGGGAAAGATGCAAACAATACCAGAAAGACTATTATAATCGTAGAAAAGAACAATTAAGAATTAGTGAGATTAGGGATAATCATTCTATTGAATGAATTATAATAATTAATATATAACTCATTTAATTTATCAATAATTTCTGTATAATCTATACCTATTAAAGATGTAGAAAAAGGAGGGATAATATGAGCCATTCTAAAAGGAACAATATTTTCATCAAAATAATTAAAGAATTGGTTATGAAGTGCAACAATCTCTCTAATATTAGTAGGGGATAAATATTGTTTATATGTAATTAATTTCATCATATCTTGTTTAAGACTATTAACATTATTTTGAATAGTATCTATTAAAGTTAGTATTTTAGAACCTACGCCATAAGTTTCAATAATACCTACACGACCTCCTCTCTTAGATTTAGATTTTCCAAATCCAAAATAAGCACTTAAAGGAAGATAAGGAGAAGTAGATACAGGAGGAGGAGGAACAACAGGAGCAGGAGGAGGAGCAACAGGAGCAGGAGGTGGAGCAACAGGAGCAGGTGGTGGAAGCATACCAGGAGGAACTGGAGCAGGTCTTGCAAGTGGAGTTGTAGTAAAGTTATTTTTAAGTTTAATCATTAAATCAATATTATTTTTATAAGTAGATTTAATAGAAGCTACAATACCTTCTAAAGATTTCGCATCAACTGGTTGATTATATGCATTTGACCGTAGAGCATTTAAATATTGATTATCTTGATATAATTTAGCATTAGAAGCCATAACATTAGTTGCATATTGCTTACTATATTTAATATTATTCATATCTGGACTAAAATTTTCATAATAATTACTATAAAGTAAGACTGGCATAATTCTATATATATTATAGATTTAAAAAAATAAATATATATATTAACAACAATGACAGAAGATTATGAAGGAGATATTGAAGAAAGCACTTCAATGATTGAATTTAAAGAACAAATGGAAGAGATGGCTAAACTCTTAAAACAAAGAGGATTAACAGAAAAACAGATTAAAGACTTAATAAGACCTCATTATAGAAATATGAAGAAACTTAATAATTAATATAAATTATTATCTTTTACATATTTACTAGCAGCACCTAATTTTAATCCTTTTTCTTTCATAACTTGTTTAACTAATGTCATTCTATTTTTTTTACCTCCAGCTGATTTTGCTCCAGCTGATTTAGCTCCTGCAGATTTAGCTCCTGCAGATTTTGCACAACCCTTCATTTTACAAGGAGTGCAACAATTACTACCAGCAGTTATAGTATCACTATTAGTTATTTTTTTTTTACCTTTTCCATAACCAGTAACTCCTCTTACACCTTCTCTAATTCCTTTAGCTAATGTAGCACCAATAGGACCACCAACATAAGCTCCAAACGCAGGAGCTGCAATATCAAGAACAGCAGATGCTACAGGTTTAATAAAACTACCTATATCACCGCCTTTCATTTTTTTATTTTTTGTAGGCATAGAAGGAGGAGGCATATTTCTTGTGCCATAATTATAATTAGATGGTGTAATAACATTAGTAGCATTTAAAATTAGTTTTCTGCCTTCTGCTTCTTTGCTTTGAATAAATGATGGTGGCATATATTCATATTGGCGACGAATAGAACCACCGGTTAAATTAGGATTAACTACATTATTTAAACTATAAGTAGAAATAGCATCATTATAATAGTATCTCATCATTTTATCATTAATATCTTTGAAATGTTTATTATCGTATCTCATTAATTCTTATTCTAATAATAAAAAAGATAATAATAAATTTAAGCCAATAATTCATCTAATAATGATTGTTTTTTTTTAGGTTTATCTTCATTTAAAATTAAACCAGAACCAATTAAAGGATTGTTATTAACTGGTATTTTATTTTTTTTTAACACAGTTTCAACAACTAATTCTTTACTTAAAATACCAGTATAAATTTGAGTATTACCATTATCATTAATAATAAAACCACTATTAGCAGTAATAATTACAATTTCTGGTACGAAATTATCATTAGTATTATTAACAACATTAATTTTAAATTGAATATTAAAATTACCAATACTTCCATTAGATAAATAATAAGGCAATCCTAAATCTTTAGTAGGATTAATTAAAACTAATGAACCTGATGTAGTATATAAATATTGATTAATAGTAGTAATAGCAGGATTATTATTTTGCTTACCAGCATATCCATAAAATTCATACCAAGATTGAACGGACCCATTAACTTTAGATAATCTATATAAATCTTGAGTAGTAGCAGAAGATAATATACCTGATTTATTATTAAAATTAACAGAAATATTTCTAATAGGTAAAAAAGAATTAGTATTTTTAATGGTAGTAGTTGCAATAGGTCGTCTTACAGATAAAATTAATAAATCAGGAATTTGATTTAATTGAAAATTTTGAGAAAATATAACTTTAGATTGACCGGCATTTAATACATCACTATCAGCACTAATAAATACAGGATAATCAACATAAGGAACTAAATTTTTAGCAGGTAAATTATTATCAGTTTCTTGAATATTTAAAAAATTAAAAAAAAGATTAGCATTAGTAATAGGATTAGTATCATCAAATGAAATAGAAATATTATTATTATTAGAAGTAAAAAATCTTTTAAGAGATGTATCAAGATTAATATTAAGATTTAATGTAGAAATACCAAATATACCTTGATTATTATAATTATGTTTAGAATGAAATAAAAATGGTGATAATAATAAAGGTTCAGTAAATTCACTTTCTAAAGTTATAACCCAAGTGTCAGCAATATTAGTTGAAATAAGACTTGTATCAGTGCCTCCGGCGGCTTTAGTATGAAGAACAGTAATAGATTTTAGAGGATGTGCTCCACGTGGTATTAAAGTATTATCATATCCACTTTCTTTATAATCTGCTGTGGGGTCAGCTTTAGAACCAATAGCATCTATATAATTATTAAAATATAAATCAGGCATTGTAGGTGTCATACCATTATATCGTTGAAATTCTCTAGGTTCAATTAATTTAAGTAATTGTTGAAGAACATCTTGAGTATTTATAGAAAATGAAGTATTATTTAAAGAACAAGTCATATTTTTAATAGAAGCATGAATTGGAAATGCTTGAAAACATTCACCAAGACCATAATTAAAAGCAATACTACCAGCAGCAATATTAGTAATAGTTAATTTAATTTTATAAGTAGCATTAATTAAAATATTTCTATCTATAATAGTATTTTCACTTGGAATAGCACAATTAAATATAATTTGATTATCATTAGCACTAATACTACCATATTGATAATATGAATTTAATGAAGCTCCACTATAAACAGGAAAATTTAATTTATTAGTTATATTTTCAATTCGTGGGTCTTTCGTATTAATAGTATTAATAAATTCGGTCATATTCTATATATATGAAATAAAAAGAAATATCAACAACAATTAAACATAATCATCTAATTTTCGCATACCACTACCTTTAGTAGCAGAAATAGCATTACTTACAATTGGATTAGATTTCATTGCTGAAGCAACACCAGCGCTCATAGCACCACCAATCAATCTATGATTTTTAGAAGATGAAAGAGATGAACCACTGGATGAAGCAATAGTTGCAACAATTTGAGAAGTTAGAAGACCAGTTGTGATTGATGAAGAACCGGCAATAGTTGTAAAAACTCCTGAATTAACAGGAATAATAACAAGTTCAGGGATAATATCAGCAGATGTATAATTAATACCGGTGACGTCAATTTGAAAATTAAATTGACCGATACAACCATTAGAAAGATTGGGTGGAAGTGATAAATCTTTGGCTGGATTAATAGCAAGAAGTGAACCAGCAGTAAGTCTCATTAATTGAGAAACATCAGTAATAGCAGTTGTATCAAGAGTTGAAAAATAACTATTAGCACGTCCGGACCATTCAAGCCAAGTTTGGTGCACTCCATTAGCGTGCGACATCTCCCATAGTTGAATTTGAGAAGCAGATGATAGAAGACCAGAGGCATTATTAAAATTAACAGAAATATTACGAATTGGTAAAAAGATATTAGGGTCAGTAATAGTTTGAGTATTAAGTGGTTTTCGTAAAGCAATAAGGAATAAATCAGGAATTTGATTAAGTTGAATATTTTGTGATTTAATAGTATTAGTGCCACCATTTTTAGCAATAGTAGATGAATTCGTGACTCCAGTGATATATCGTGGATAATCAGTAAAAGGAATTACATTTTTAGCTTGAACCATATCTGTGACTTGTGTTGTTAGGAAATTAAGCATTAATTTAGCATCAGTAATAGAATTAAGAGTAATACTAAATACACCAGCAGAACCAGCAGCAAGTTCTGGGAATTTGCTCCAAAATCTTTTAAGAGATGTATCAATATTAATATTAAGATTTAGAGTATTAAGACCAACAAAACCTTGATTAGTGCCTTCATTAAGACCTCCAAAGATAAATGGAGATAAAAATAGAGGTTCAGTAAGAACAGCAGTAATTTCAGCAGAAATAGTATTACCATCTGTAATAATAGTTAATTTATTAACATCACCACCACCTTTACTATTAGCAACAACAATTGAAGCAAGTGGAAAAGCTCCACGAGGAATAATGCCGTCGTGAGTAGTATTATGCATAGAACCTAAAGGATTAAAATTTTCACTAACTTGAGTAGTATAATCTGGTTTCATAAAACCACCAGAACCAGTAAAACCCATACTATCAACATAAGTAGGAGTAGTTCCTTGATATTTAGCAAGTTCTCTAGGATGTATCATTTTTAGAAGCATTGGAAGAACATCTTGAGTATTAACACTTACAGAAGTATTATTAATAGTAGCATTGATAGATGTAATAGAAGAATTAAGGGGGAAAGCTTGGAAAGCATCAGTAAAACCATATTTCATAAGAACATCACCAACTTTAGTAGCACCAGTAAGAGCAATAGTAAATTTATAAGTAGCTTGAATTAAAACATTTCTATCAAGAATAGTATTTTCACTGGGAACAGATACATTAAATGAAATTTGAGAAGTGCTTGAAGAAGTAGCATTAAAAGTTTGATAAGTATTTTGGGCTGCTCCAGAATATACAGAATATGGAACAACAGGTTTAATTTCATTAATACGACTATCTTTAATTAAATACGGGGCTATATCAGCAGACATATATTATATTCTATATAATTATTAAGATAATAATTTTTTCTTTTCAAATAATATTTTAATACTTGCTGAACCACCAGACCAAACATAAAAAGGTTTAAGTTCACCTCGTTTATTTTTCCAATAGACCATAATATCAATATTATTTAATGGTCTATTAGATGTTAAACTAATTCTTCTAAATTCTGCCGATGGATTATATAAAAGATTAGGTTTATATGAAAAGTCATCATTATTAACCATATCAGTAATAATTTGAGAAGTTAAATTATTTTGATTATAATCACTAACTAATTGATTATTATTAAAAACTAATGGAGCTGAAATTTGATTAGGAACTACTGGAATTTGTGATGTAGTAAAAATAATTGAAGCTATAGGATTAAAATTAGATAATGTAGAATATTCTTGGGGAAAATCAATAAAAACAATACTATTAGAATTATCCCAATAAATATTTTTAGTTAAAAATTTATTTTTAGAACCAGTAATTCTAATTTGATATATATTTTGATTAACATTAGATTTATCATTTCTAAGAGCAGGAAATGATGATAATAAACCATATAGAGCTTTATTAAAATAAATACGAATATGATTATTAAGAGATAAATAATTAAAATGGTCATTATCAGCGACAATATGAAATTTATTATCACTATTATCAAAATATACAAAAGGATATAGAACTGTATTAATATTATTACCAGTAAGTGAAACAGCTGCTTTTAAATTAGTCATAGCAGTGGCAAAAGCAGTATTAAGAATTTCACATATATGTTGAAAACAATAACCATAGTAATAAATACTATCTGTTTGAAATCCATTACTATTAGCAGAAGGAGGTAAAGGAACTGAAGCTTCTTTATGTGAAGGTGTCCAAATTAAATAAGTAGGAGGAATTGTAATTTCAGTAGTACCATCCCAATAACTTAAATTAATAGCATATATCATTAAATTTGGATTAGATTGATTAGGTTGAATAGCTGCAACATAAGATGGTAAAGATATAGTATCTAAATCAAATCTAACAATAGACATATTATATTTACTTGGGTCATTAATTATAGGACTGTTTCGAGTTTCTCTAAAAGTTAATTGTGAAGGTTCTTCTGTAATCGATTGATAATTATTGAATTGTAAGTCATAGTAAATATGGTCATTATCAGTCATAATTTTATATTCTATATTAATAAATGGATAATAAAAAAATAAAAGAAGTTTTATCTTTATTATCTATAAATGAATATGATATTATAGGTAGTAAAGCAGACCCAAATATAAAAGATGAAGTTATAAGCGATATAGATGCTCGAGAAATAACTTTTACAACTTTTGAAGATATATTAAAACATTTTCAAAATATTTTTAATATTCTAAAAAATAATAAAACTATAATGATAATAGATTTTAAAAGTGGTTATAATCATTTAACCGAAAAACCTTATAGATGGACTTATAAAACTATTATGAAAGGTCATCAATATGATGAAGAAAATAATAAAATAAATTTTATAGATACTCTCAAAATTAAATCTATAATTAAAATTGATACTATAGTTAATATTAACGGTGAATATATTGAAATGACGATGAATTATTATTTCTCTTTTCCTAATCATAAAAAAACTTATGATAATAAGTCTAATAAAGAAATATTAAACGACTTAAAAGAAGATATAATAGAATATCGTGATAATGGTAATTATTATAAAGCATTAAAACGCCTTAAATCCTATTTAAAAATAAAAGGAAAAACCGATAAAGATTTAATAGATATTATTAATGGTCCTGCAGGTATAATGGCAAAAGAAAAATCACGACTTGAGACTTTGTTATATTTAAAAAACAATACAAAAATAAAAATCAAAAAAACAAGAAAAGATATTATCAATAGAATAGAAGAGTTAAACAGCCAAATTAATAATAATGAATTAAAATCTATCTTAAATAATTTGTTTAATAAATATAAGTAATATTAATGAATTTTGAAGAAAAAGGAAAGATTATAGCAGAAATAATTAATAAACAAAATCCAAGAAAAAATCGTAATATTTATTGTGAAAATGATAAAACACAAGTTAAAAATTATTTAGAAGAAATTGAATTAGATGATGAAGATGAAGTTATACAACAAGTTCCTAATAAAAAAACTGAACGTTCAATTTTATATATAACAGGTTCTTCTGGTAGCGGTAAAAGTTATTATACAAAAGAATATATAAAACAATATCATTTAGCATATCCAAAACATCCAATATATTTATTTTCATCACTTGCTGATGATAAAACTTTAGATAGTATTAAATATTTAAAACGAATAAATTTAAATGATAAATTCTTAAATACTCAATTTACTATTGAAGATTTTGAAAAAATGTTAGTGATATTCGATGATACAGATGTAATATCAAATAAAATATTAAAAAGAAAATTATTAGAAATACAAGCAAAAATTTTAGAGACTGGTCGTCATACATCAACATCATTTATATATACTTCACACATTGCCAATAAAGGACACGAGACAAAACAAATATTAAATGAAGCTCATTCATTAACAATATTTCCAAATACTGCAGGGGCAAGAACCACAAAATATTTATTAGAAGGATTATTTGGATTAGATAAAAACCAAATTAAAAAAATTAAACAAATAGGAACAACAAAATCACGATGGATAACTATTCTTAAAACATATCCATTAATAGTCCTTCATGAAAAAGGAGCATATACTTTGCGCAGTAATGATTAAATATATTTTATATTATTATTATAGATATGAGTAAGACTTATTGGGGATTAAATGAAATAGAAGTTAATAAATTATGGAAAATGACTGATAAATATAAAAATACTAATGGTATATATTTATCATTAGAAGTTAAAATTCAAGCAGAAGATAATTATCAATTATTTTTTAATAAAGTTAAAAATGATTATCCTGATTTTATAGAAGAAGATTTATTTAAATTAGAAGATAAAATGGAAGAATTTAAAAAACAAGATGAATATGATGAATATTATGAATATTCTATTAAAAAGGAAAATCAGGAAAAGCAAGAATAGGTGTTTCACTATAATAATTATAATTAATAACTTCTTCTAAGTTCATATAATCTCGCAATTCTTGTCGGTATTGTTTAACTAATTCTAAGTTTTCAGGAGTTATTGGAAAATCTGCAATTAAATATTTATCACTTTGAGCTAATAATTTGTTTCTTTCTTCTCTACGAGTATTTAAATATTGTTCCGTAATTCTTTTTATATAATCTTCATCCATTCTTATTATTAACCAATAATTTTATAATATAATAATGAATTTGAAGTTGGATAAAAGCCATTTGCGTTAATCGTCAAATATATACCACTAAGAGAATTAAACCAAGATAAAAATATATTGCCCGTGGCATAATCAGAAGTGGAAATTAATGAATTGCTGACGCCATTAATAAAAATTTTACCCATCCAATATGCTATAACGTTATTATAATTTAAAGAACAAGAGAAAACCACATAATTATATTGATTTGCTATTTTATATGCATCTATATTTATTTGCCAATAACCATTATAAGCAGTTGAAGTTGGTGCGATACTTATTGTATTTGTTATAATTTGATTAACTGTAGTTGTATAAAATTGGTTTGTTGTTATTCTACCATTAACTGACAAATTACCAGATATTTGTGTATGGTTTTGTAATTGTATTAATGGTTTATCCCATCCACCACCCATATTTCTTCCAATTTCAAGCGTATTTGTTATACCTCCATAATATGCCATTAAAGACGTCAGACGATTTCCAGCATCGTGAACGACGATTTCTGTGCTTGTAGAACATTCCAATAATAAACCTGCTGTATTATTTCCAGTCCATCCGCCTGCAACTGTATATATTTCATTTCCATAATCCAAAGAACAATCACCGATTGTTAAACTTCCTGCCTGCATTCTTCCATTTGGAACTGCGGAAGGATTAGTATTAGTAATATTAACAATTCCGCGAACATCTAATTTACAATTAGGAGAAGCAACACCAATACCAACATTACCCGAACCATCTTTAACAATAAACCGACCACCTAAAGTTCCGGGGGCGTCAATTTGAAAATCTCCATTACCTCCAATACTTACTGCTATTTTGCCTACTGCTCCTTCGCATCTAAGATGTCGTTGAATATTAGGTTTATCTACAATATGCAATCCATAAGCACTAGTGACTGATGTTGTTCCAATTGCTAAACTACTACTAATGCCTACATTACCATTTTGAAAAACAGTAAATAAATTCGTAAAACCTGAAGTTGCTGTTCCTCCATTTGCTTTTTGATTAATAGTAAAAGATGCCGACCCAGGAATACGCGAGTATGTAGCATTATCAGGATTTTGTCCGGCATTATTTAAATTGATAGAAACTCCCCAATATGAATAAATATTAGTATCACCACTAAAAGCAGTATAAATAGTTGAGCCTCCAAAATTATTACTATCATAAGTCGCTGTATTAATATTGGGTCCTAAATGAGATATTCCTTTTGTTCCATAAACAATTAGATTATTATTATTAATGGTTAAACAATTAACACCACCAGAATAAAATTTATGACTTGCATCAGATGGAACTGAATACCATAATTCACTACTATTTATACCAAGCGAATAAGGATAAGCAGAATCAGAACCAGCCCATAATATTATTTTATCACCTGTGCCGCCATAAGTTCCTATACCTACTGCACCGACATTAGTATTATTAGTAGTTGCAAGAGTTCCAAATAAACCAGTTGTTGCCGATAAGGTTGTTATTCCTGTTATTTGTCCTGTCATTGTTCCACCAGATAATTTTAGATAAGCATTTGATAATTCAGTTCCATTATAAATAATTGATGGTGTTGTTAATGATGTTGATTTAATGCTTCCATTTACATCTAATTTGGTTGTTGGACTAAGTGAGCTAATTCCTACATTGCCATTTGGTAGAATTATCATATTAGGGATATTTGTTTCATTATTAGCTCCAGTATTAAAAATTAAACTATTTGTAGCTTTTAGAAAAAAATTACCAAAATAATTTTGACCATAATAACCGCCTATACCGATAAATCCATCACCATTTGTATTATTTGTAAGTTTTATCATAGGGTAAGTAGAAGTATTGTCATTTGTTAATATTAATAAATGATTACCAGTATAACCAGTAAAATTTATATTAACTGGACGAGTAGCATTAATACCACCATTAACATCTAATTTTGTTGATGGATTAAGAACACCAATACCTACATTTCCATTAGTATTAATAATAAAATTAGGTGTTGCTGAAATGCTATTACCATTTGCATTTAATATTATTTTACCTGTGCTTTCTAAAAATAAATTATTTTGATAATTTTGAGTAAACAAACCACCAAAACCAATAGCTCCATTATAAACATCACCAGCCGATAATTTAATATTAGGAAATGTGGAATAATCATTATTATTTAATATTAATTGGTGGCTTAATCCAGATGCTCCGTTTATTGTTAATGTTCCGGACATAGTATCACCAGATTTTAATAAATATCTACTATCAATTTCCATACCATTTCTATAAATAGTAGTAGCATTTAAAGAACCATTAATATTAAATCTATAAGTATTTAAATCAGTAGCTGAAATACCTATATTGCCTAATGAATTCATAATAAATTTTGAAGTATAAGCACCAGTAGTTCCACCAGAATTTAATATAATTGAATTAGGACTTTGAATAAAAAAATTATTTGCATAACTACCACTATATGAAGGAGAACCTAAACCTATATAAGATAATTCATTACCACTATTAGTAAATTTAATATTTGCTGTTGATGTTGAACTGGAATTATATATATGAAGAGCATCATTAAGAGAATAATTTATATAAAGTTGTCCTGTCATAGTATCACCAGATAATTTTACATATCTACTATCAATTTCTGTACCATTTCTATAAATAGTAGTAGCATTTAAAGAACCAGTAATATTAAATCTATAAGTATTTAAATCAGTAGCTGAAATACCTATTTTACCTGAAGAAGTAATTATAAAAAATGGAGTATAACCACCACTAACTCCACCAGCATTTAATATAAGCGAAGTAGGAGATTGAATATAAAAATTATTAGCATATATACCTGTATATGATAAACAACCAAAACCAAGGTAAGAAGTTAAATTATTATTATTAGTAAATTTCATACTAGCTGTTGAACTTGGAGTTGGATTTCTTATTTGTATCGCAGTATCAGTTCCAATTAGAATATCGAGCAAACCTGTCATAGTTCCACCAGATTTTAATAAACAATTATTTAATGTATTAGATAATTCACTATTATTATAAATAATTGAATTAGTTATTAAAGAATTATTTAAAGTTAAATTACCAGTCATAGTATCACCAGATAATTTTACATATCTACTATCAATTTCTGTACCATTTCTATAAATAGTAGTAGCATTTAAAGAACCATTAATATTAAATCTATATGTTGTTATATCAGTAGCTGAAATACCTATATTACCAGATGAATTCATAATAAATTTAGGTATTAATAAAGATGTAGGATTACCAGAACTACCACCAGAATTTAATATAATTGAATTAGGACTTTGAATAAAAAAATTATTTGCATAATTGCCACTATATGAAGAAGCAGCTAAACCAATATATGAAGATATATTATCACTATTAGTAAATTTAATATTTGCAGATGATATAGAATTATTATTATATATATGAAAAGCATTATTAAGAGAATAATCTATATAAATTGGTCCAGACATATTACCACCAATTAATTGTAAATATCTTCCATCACTTTCATCTTTTGTATAAATATTAGGTTTATTAATAATTGTTGAATTCCAATCAGCATTAAAATAAGTAGGTTTATTTAATGTAATATTATTATAATCAATAGTAGTTATAGCACTTCCAATACCTAATAAATTTGTTGAAGATGTTAATGTATCTTGTTTAGTATCTAATATATCATTAACTTCATCTTTTGTATAAATATTAGTCATATCTGGTGGAAATGAAGTAGGTCTATTAAATTCGATATTATTATAATCAAGAGCAGTTATATTACTTCCAATACCTAATAAAGTTGTTGTTGGTGTTAATGTATCTTGTTTAGTAATTTTATAATTCGTATTAACTCTATTTATACAAATAGCTAAATAAGATGAATCAGGATTAATTCCTTCAGGAGTAAATGGTTCTACATATGACATATATATTCTTTTAATTATATATAATTTAAAAAAAAATATTAAACACCACCAAAAACATTCCAATTAGTAAAAACATTTTTTGATAATGGTGTAAATTCAGCATACCAAATATTAGAAAATCTAAAACATTTATTGGAAGTAAAATAACTAACACCAGTACCTGTAATATTTGGAGTATTAGTTGAAGTTGTTATATATCTTAGCCATGTATAATTACTAGCTCCAGATAATTTAGAAAAAATTATTTTAAATTTAGTTCCTGTAGCATGAGAAAGAATATGAATATTAGCAGTTTGTCCACTTGGATTAGAAGCATCGGTTGTAGATACAACAAGACCATCAATTATATAATTATTAGCAGCACCAATATAATAGTTACCACTATTTGTAGTTATATTTAAATCATTATCTAAATTTTCTCCATTATTATTTTTAATTATATAATTATATGCATAGTCGTTTGAAGTATTTAAAAATATACGATTTAATGATGGAATAAAACTTACTGAACTAGCTCCAGAAAATATATTATTACATATTTGATTATAATAATTAAGAGTTCCTGATGTATTCCATTCATATATTGGATATTTATTACCTAAACCACCTCTAAATATATTATTATTAATAATAGAGTTTCTCATACCATCAGTTCCAATATCCATATCATTATTAGAAATGAAAACATTATTTACAATACTAACACTTGTAACTTTTTCTAAATAAATACCAAAATGAAAAGATTGAGCATTTATATTAATTGCTTCTACTAAATCATCAGGGCCATTATTAGCCCGAATATAATTTCCACTAATTAACATAGAGACTGATAAATTTTTTAAAAATATTCCACATGCCCTATTTTGATTAACACTACAATCAACAATAGAACAATTATCAGTATTACCAACACTTGAATCACCTAAAATATAAACACCTATTCTATTAGCATTAATTTCACAACTATTTATATGAATATTTGGTCCAGTACAACTAATACCAATATCACAATTAGAAATACAACAACCAATTATATTATAATATTCACTACCAGAATTAACAAATATACCATTTCTACAACCATTTATTGTAGCAGTTATAGTATTAGCAATAAAACCAGTATCTTGCCATATACGAATACCATATAAAAAATCACCTGATATATGAATATTTGTAAAATTACAATAAGTATTTCCACGAAGAACTAATGCTTGACTAGTAATACCTGTTGTTTCTGTATATATATATAAAAGACCTACTATTTTAACATTAGTACAAGTATTTATCCAAAGAGTATCTGTACCTGTTGTATGTCTAATAGATGCTCCATTACTTATTATTAAAAGATTATTTTTATTTATAATTTCAATTTTACTAGATATTTTATAAGTTCCACGAGGAAAATATAAAACAGATGAAACATCAGAACTTAAAGCAGCGATTGCTGCATTTATAGCTGAAGTATCATCTGCAATATTATCACCGACAGCACCATAATCTCTTACATTAATATATAAAAAATTATTTATAGTTGCTGTTTTATAATTTGTATTAACTCTATTTATACAAGTAGCTAAATAAGATGAATTAGGGTCTATACCTTCTGGAGTAAATGGTTCAATTATTGACATATTCTATTATTAATAAATAAATAAATTAAGGTTGAATAATAACAACACTGCTTTCAATAGCAAGTGAATTAGGAAGACTTATATTAGTTCCTTGATATTTTTTAATTATTTTTTTTTTAATATGGTCTGGAAAACTAAAATGAAGTTCATCAACCATAGTATCATATTTATTAATAATATTAACTATTTCTTCATTAGGTATTTCTTTATCTTTATAACTATTTAATAAATTATCAATAGTATGAGTTAATTTAATGTATTTAGAATTAAATGCTTTAAAGATACTAATTCTATCGTGAATTTTATATTGAGTTATTAAAGCTAATATTATAGTTATAGAACCATTAATAATAATATTAGTGTATTTCATTTTTTCATTATCTATATTACTACTATTAAGACAAGTAAGAATAGAACTACCTAAAATAGTAGGAAATAATAATATATTATTAATGGTATTATAAAATAAATAGGATGCCTCACAACATAGACTATTAATATAACTACGGTCTCGGTATTCTTTTAATATATTCATTATATTAATTATAGATTATATTATAAATTAACTATTCATCAGTATTTAAGATTTTTAAAGGCTTATTTTAGATTTTTAAGTCTTATAAATCAATATAAAGAGTTAAAAATTTGCAAATTTTTACCTATATATAATACATTTCTCTAATAATTACATTTCTATTAGTATTATTTAGATTTTATAACATTAAAAATATAATAATACTAACGAATAGGAGACTTATTATAAATTAAATTAAATATATATATATAGAATGTCTAATAATTTTATATTATCTAATCCTGATATTGATAAAGATGAAATACGATACAGAATTATTAATATGATTAGTGATGATGATATTAAAAAATATCTTGGTGGTGAAGGTCATAAGAATATTATCAAATATAGTGATTTAGATAATTATAAAACTATTGATAAATTATTACCTAAAATTAATGACTATAAAATTATATTAATTGAAAGTCAGCAGAATGCAGGCCATTGGGTAGTTATAATGAAATACAAAAATAAAGATAATAAAATAATTATTGAGTATTTCAATTCATACGGTATGAAGCCAGAGGCTGACTTATCTTATGTTGATAGTGCTACAAATAAATCATTAGAAAATGATAAAGGTAATTTAAATAATTTAATTAATAATGCTATATCTAAAGGTTATGAAGTTGTATATAATAAGAAACGCTTTCAATCATCTAATAAAAAAGTTAATAC